GGAGGAACGGACCACCAAGATCCACTGCTCCACCTGCAAGCCCCATACCCAAAAACATCAGCCCCATACCGACGTTTTGGAAAATTCTTCTGGAAATCGCTTTTTGGCTATTGAATTTTTTTGATTTGTTGATAGAATGGATTTCAGATTTTGAAAGTGCTAAGTTTCTAAATCTTTCATCCCCCACGTGCCGGTGGGGGTTTTGATTTTTAAATTCAAAATCCTGCCCATTCACGACTTTTTCGGTCATGATTTTCTCCCTCTTCTTTTAATTAGCTGGCAAAGATTTTTTTCTGGCCTGCGTCAGCACTATATGTAGCCTTATTGGCTTTGATCACAAGGCCTCGTTCAATCTCTCTGTAGATCGTTGCATAATGGACGCCTATTTCTTTGGCAATTTCCCGACCGCTCTTTTTCTCTTTGAGCAGTTCCTCGATCTTTTTTCGATCCTGGTAATTGATCTTTTTGTAAGTTCGAGCCATATCAAAATTCCTTTCTTTAAACTGAAAAATGCGGTAGAGCTTTTACATGCTCTACCGCATTTCGATTTTGTATTTTGCCACAAAAAAATAAATGCGGCAGAGAGTTAAATTTCTCTGTCGCATTTTAGATTAAAACTTACCAATGAAAATGTCAATATTAAATGCAACAGTTTTTTATTTAATTTTCGCGACTTCTTCCTGAAACAGTTTCTGTGAATTTTCGTAGTTTAGTATACCTCGCGGATAGGTATTTATCCAAGTTTCGACTTCCTTAATTTGCTCATCTGTCATACCATCGAAGTTTGTTCCTTTAGGAATCTTCCGGCGCACCATTTTATTAATGTTCTCGTTTGTACCTCTCTCCCAACTGCTATATGGATGACAGTAATATACTTTTGTCCGATTGCCTTCGTGGATCTTGCTCTTTTCTAATCCAGGACAGTCTGCGAACTCCATTCCGTTATCTACGGTTATAGTTTTGAAGATCTGGCTAAAATGATCCCCGTACTTCTCTTCAAGAGCATCTAACGTAGAAACGACAGCCTCGGCTGTATGATTTGGTAATTTAAATATCAATTCATCGCGTGTTTTTCTTTCTGACAGGACAAGCAGACTATTCTTACTCTTTCCGCGCTTTCCTTTTACAGTATCCATTTCCCAGTTTCCGAACTCTTCACGTGTGTTTATATCTTCCGGACGTTTTTCTATACTAGTTCCTGCAGAGGCCTGTTTCTGGACAGACTTTACCTTCCTGTATTTGCGTCTGCGTTTTCCTTTTACAGGAAGGTTTTTATTTGTTAAATGTAAAAAGACGCCCTTATCGATGTAGCTGTATAAGGTCGTCACGCAAATGCTCACGCTAAATTCAGAGGCTTTACCTGTCGCCTTGAGTTCTCCAAGGACAGCCTCCGGGCTGTAATCGTCTTCCGATATTTTCTTTTCTATATAATTGGCATACTTGATATCTTTACCTATCTTTAATCCGGGGCCTTTACTGTTAAGTATCTCTCGGCTCTTCTCTTCGCCCAGATCGGCACTGTATCTCTTTTCTTCGATCCAATGAGTATTTAGATGTACATAGCTTCCTTTTGCCATCTCTCGATAGATAGTGCTTCTATGTACTCCTAGTAGTTCTGCTATTTCTGAAGGTTTATGTCCTGCGTTGCTTAATGTCTCAATCTTTAACCTATCTGCCTTTGTTAAATGCCTGAATCTTCTCGCCATAATACACTACCTCATGCGAAAAGACCGCAGGCTTTTTCAGCCTGCGGCTACTGCTTTATTTATTTTCTTCCAGAAAATCGGTTATCGCTTTTTTAATGATCTGAGCCTGTACTGCTCCAGTCTCTGCACACTTCTGTTTGAATTCTGCAGCTAATTCCTTAGGGATACGAACAGAGATAACATCGTAGGTTTTACTATTGTACCTCGCTTTAACAGCTGTAGAAGTCTTGGTTTTTCTAGGTTGTTTATTTTCTTCTGTCATTTTTTCTTTTCTCCTTTAAAAGCCTGTATCCAACAATAATCAGCTTAGATAGTCCAAGCGCTATAAATATTAATCCTACTGTACCGAAAATGTTTCCCATACCATTTACACAGATAAGCTTTAATGTTATTTTTTAATAGAAGGGGCTTGCGCCCCTCCCGCTCGCGAGAGCTTTGGTTTTTAGTGTTTAGCTAAGAACCACTGGATAATTAGGAGTGCGATTCCTATTATCAGGTCTATCAGGGCTTGCGGAAGCATTGCCTTGGTAGACTTTTCAGTTTTAAGTTCCTCAAGCTGTTTTTCAAGCTTTCGGATCTTCTTTTTCTTTTTGCTCATCTGTTTACCTCCTTTCTGATATTACAATATCATACTGCTTGTAGTATGTCAATGATTTGTATACACTTTTTCAAAAATTTTAAAATAAAAAAAAGACCGCTCAATGCTGATATTTACAGTCTTTTAACTGCTTTTATCAGCATGAGCGGTTTATTTTTTACTTATCTATACAAGTTTTATCAATGCGGTTCGTGTTTCAGGACCACAGATTCCGTCTATCATTTTTAGTTTTGCTTTCTTCTGGAAGTCCAAAACAGCACCTTTTGTGATGTCGCCAAAGATCCCGTCTTCTTCTAAACAGTAACCTTTTCCGCAGTTGTTCAAGTGCCACTGTAGCCACTTCACTCCGGATCCGGTCATTCCTCTTACAAGGGTTAGTTCCGGTTCGGCATATGGACATTCTGACGCAGGATTCTTTGTATCCACAGAGTCGTATTTTGTCAGATCGTGATCTTTGATGATCTTAAGTACAGAATTTACCTCTTTACTGCTTGTCATGTACCCGACTGCCTTGATCTGTTCCATCTGTGTCTTGTAATCAGCATCGGCTTTAACTCTTGAGTACAGGCGCGTGTTCAGCAATTCATAGTAGTTGAATACACACATTTCCATGGTTGGATATGTTCTGAAAGCATCCACTATAGTCGTGAGCTGTCCGGCTTTGTATTCTTCCTTTGTTTTCCAGGACTTGAAAGTACCAGTCCAATATTTTGTCGCTGTCTTTCCCGAGCCTACTTTCTGACCGATGTAGGAGTTATATTTTGCGCTTCCGGCTGTACCATACTGACTTTCCACGCATGCCATGCCGATACATACGGATGGATGAACTTTTCCAATGGTTGCATAGGCGGCTTGAGCACATGGAGCTATTTGCTTTATGAATGCTTCAATCTGCACCTTTGTTGCCATCGCTGTCCTCCGAATCCAATTTATTGTACTGAATTGAACTTATTCCAAGCAGAGCACCAAGAAAAGCATCTATCGCTGTTATGGTGCCGACTATTTCTGTACCATAAGGAAGCCCCCAGATCTGAGCGAGGGCAAAGTACAGGGTTCCGATTGCAGGAAGCACGATCTGTGCTATCCATTTAAGAATGTCATAAGTTTCGTTGCTCATAGTAATGATCTCCCCTCTACATTTTTATCCATAAGTTTCTTCATGTTTTTATGCTCCCTTGGCTTCTTTTTTGGTTCTTAAGTTCTAAATTTTTAGAACCAATTTTATTTATTTTTGGTTTTTACGACATTAAAAATGAGCCATTACATCCGTTTGTGGCTCATGGTTTTAATTCTTTATTCAGTTTTACCGCCTGTGCCATCTTTCCGAATGCCGTTGTGGCTGTAATTTCTTCCACGTTCACGTGCTCCAGGAGAAGCCTGAACAGTTCATCGATTGATTCTGACTGCAGGCGGATTATTTCTTCCTGATGCTCGAATACTTCCTGCAGAGTCATGGCTCGTAATCCTCTCCGGTTATCTCTTTGAAGCGTTCCGCTGTGATCTTGCCCTTCTTTACATCATCTTTTAAGAGCTTAAGGACATCAGCTCTGTACTTTTCAGGGCAGTCCTCCCACTTCTGAGTGCCTGCTTCAAGTCTGTTTCTCCAAATTTTTGCCATTTTCTGCCTCCTTATTCTCTTGATAAGTCACAAAGTGCATCTTCAATCTCTGTCTTCCAGAGTTCTTCTTCCGGAATCTCCTGGATGACAAACCAGTATCTTCCGTCTACAGATGCAGCTTCTATGATGCGGCCGTTCTCGATTGTTGTGATGCTTTCGCCCTCGATCGTGATGTCGGTAAGTTCTTCAGGGAAGTCCGGCATCGCGTCTGTGATAAAACAGGATCCGTTCTTTTCAGCTGTTATGACGGTTCCATCACTAAATGTTATCTTTTCCATTTCAGTTCCTTTCCAAAGAGCTCTGCGTAGAGCCTTTTCATATTCTTGATCTGCTTCTTTGACATGAGACACGAAAACGCTCCCATCCATGACTTCACGGCCTGTTCTATGTCTGCGTATTCGATCTCACCTTTATCCAGGATGTTTTTATAACCCTTGATCTTATGCCGTTCACGGCGGAGTGATGTTGGATTTATCCTCTTTACAACTTTTCCGGTATCCGTCATGAAATACTTAACCTGCAGAAAAGTGTACTTGTCAGACAATCTGCAGATACGAGTCTTTTTATAATTTAAGAATATTCCGAGTTCCGATGCTTCTTTCTCTATTCCTCTGATGGTCTCTTTTATGTATTCCCTATCCGGATGGATTAGATACATATCATCCATATATCTGCCGTACCATTTGAATCCACGGACTATCTTTACATAATTATCGATCCTGTGAGGATAGAAAACTCCTATATCCTGCGATACCTGATCACCGATATTTACTGACTTCTTCATGTGCTTTTCACTGGTTCTCATAAACTTCGGGACAGTTTCGTAGTATTTTACGGAGTTGAATTTTTCGGACATGCATCGGTCGTATTCTTCGTCTGACATGTAAGACACATCTATCTCCATATTCAGCAGGATCTCATCCATTAACCAGTGATTTTCTTCCGGAATACGTGGATATATCATCTCCTTTATCTTGTCATGCGGGATATTGTCGTAGAACTTTGAAAAGTCCACGAATGCCACATATCCCTCGTTGGTTCTGTACTTCAGATAATAGTTATGCA